AGCTCGAACTGGACAGCCTCAGATACCATACTTGGTATAACACCAACATACACTTGCCCAGCTTCTGCTTGCGTAATTTCATTGTTTAAGATCGCATCATTCAGATGCAACCTCAATGTCCGCATTAACTTGTCAAAATGTCCTGTACCATCTAATGCAGCATCGTCCGTATTAGTGACATCTGCAAAAAGTATTGAATCCACGGCCATAATGCTACGCCTAAGATAAAACTAAAGTAGCTGTATCCACTACACGTTTGACTGAGCCTGAAGCAAGTTTGCGTAATGACGCAGTGCCTCCATCTAAATCTGCATTATCAGATACGTATAGACGCACGAGTGTCAAGCCGACCTCGAATGGAACTCCGATAAACTTAATACCTTCTTCGGTAAGAGTAACTGTATGAGGTGCCCCAGTTGCAGGATTTTGAGTAATGACTTTCTGTACTCCACTATTTGTTAATGTAAGATGGAACTTATTGACAGCGAAATTCGTTACATCCATTTCATCAGAGAGTGGTAATAGTATAGTCAGTGAAGCGTTTGTTGTAATCATTAGTAGATCCTTAGAGTTAATTTTAATTATATAGAATAATACCTTCCGAAGAAGGCACTATCTACACTTTAGCGTTACGCATACGTTGCTTCGTAGCAAGTTCTGCAAGCTCATCAGCCGTTAAACCTTCAACTTCCGTAATTACGAAACGAGGAATAACTTGCTTCTTAACACCACCAGTAGATTTTGGTGTTTGGATAACTGTGGTCATATCACGTAAGTTCTGTAAAGCACCACGAGTTACGTATTGAGGTTCACTCTCTGTACTAATTAAGTCAGTTCTGATACCAAAAAATCTATTACCCCAAGTAATTGAAATAACTTCACCTTTAGTCTGGTTTTCTTGACGATCCACAATAACTACTCTAATTTTACGAAGAGCATCACGTTTACGTAAAGCAATAAGCTCATCACCAGTTGGAAGAACAGTCTTCGGTTTCTCTTCAGGTACTACTTCTTCAGCAGCATCTTCAGCTTCCTCTGTCTCACCTTTAGCTAGCTGGATAGCAGCAATAAGCTCTTTCTTGTTAGGTTTACCAGGGTTCTTCGCTTTAACTTCTTCAATCTCGAGTTCTTCAATGATTGTAGCTAGTTCAGCATTAGTCATATCACTATAATTATCAGCCATGTTTTGTTTCCTTATATTGGTTAATTGCGTATTATAGCAATCATTGCCTTATAGTAACATATGGCCGAAGCCACATGTAGTAGTTAGCTAGATCTATGCGATCTTAGCAGCAGTTTGGATAAGTTGAATACGCTCTGGACGGTAGATTAATGTACCATAGTACCAAGAGATACTCATAGAACCATTTTTACCGAAAGGATCGTTATGTGCATCAGCTTTAGGCATAGCAGTTACGATACGAGCAGAATCACCTTCGAAACCTACAGTAGCAAATGAATCAGAACCAACGAATAATACGTTGAATACGTCAAATTTACCGTTAGACTCATGGAAGTTAGCTACTGGTGTACCCGAAGTAGTTGCATCTAAATCTGCACCTTCACCCATACGTTTTTGCATGTTGTCTACTTCAATGAAACGGAATCCACCGATACGGCCAATTTCACCCTCAGCAATGTTGCTACCAGCAGCATCCATGTAAGACTCAACAGGTTCCCACATTTTGATCTCAGTAGATCCAACAGTGTGTACCATATCTTGTAATGTTGCATACATTTCTGGACCAACATAAACATAGTAAGCTTTACCAACTACTTTAGTTCCAATTTTAGTAGAACCAGTAATCACTTTAGTATCACGAGGTACTAACGCTTTTTTAAGAGCTTGTTCCATAAGACGTAAGTCAGCATAAGTAAGAACTGAAGTGTCATCAATTGTAGCAATAGAAGATGCAGTACCTGTAAATACACGGTTAGCTTCACCAGCTGCAATTAAGTCAGACTGTACTTGAGCTTCATAAACATCACCCTTAGCTTCACCTAAGTCTTTAGTTTTTTGAGCAAGAACACCAGTACGAGAATCCATGTCGATAGCACGTTGAGTAAATTTAGTATGTAAACCAAACTCAGATACTTTAGCTTTCATAACAATAGATTTAGCGTTCACTTCATTAACGTTTCCGCCTTCTTCATCAAGAGTTGGGAAGTTTGCTTTAATTACTGAATAATTCGCATCACCATTGAATAATGAACCAGCACTTTGTCCAAATGTAACAACTGCAGCACTATTATTATTGAGAATATCAGCTTTTGCCTCTTCAGCTAACGCTTTAGCACCCTCGATAGTACCTCTGAGTTCTACAGCAAGAGAAGACATGTCACTTGTCGGAGTAAATGTAGCACTTAACGCGCCATCAGTGTACACGTAAATTTCATTTTGAAGTAAAGTAGCAGTTGTTGCATCAATACCGCCATCAATTTTGTTTAATGGGTGAAAAATTGGAACGTGACGTTCTTTTTGAATCTCATCACCATAGTGTTTTGGTTGTGATAAACGATCACCTAATTGTGTAAACGTACGTTTACGCATTGCTTCACGCTTAGCGCCTTTTGACCAAAAATGATCGTTAAACTGTTCTGTTAGATCAGTAGTAGTTGTACCACCAGTGTTAAATTTAGTCTTAATACCCATGTTATATATCCTTTAATAAGATAGAACTAGAAAGCTCTATCTCCATTGATTAAGGCGTCCATAAGAGCATCTAGCTCTTCGCCCTCCACTTCTAGAGGATCGAATACCTTCTTAGGCTTCGCTTTCCCCTTCTTCTTACTAACAGATGCAGCTCTTTTACGGCGTTGATCAAGCTTACGCTTTTCACGTTCCGCCTTAGCTTCATAGTCCGCCTTGCGACGTTCATCTGCTATTTTATCTTTTGCTGACTTAATTTTCGCTTCAGCTGACACTTTCTTAACAACTTTCTTCGGAGTTTCCACCTGAGGTTGTTGAGCTTGTTCAGCAGCTAATTCACGTACAGCAGCTCTGTATTGCTCAATTGCAGGCATAGAACTGAATGAACCAGTAATATCAACCATCTTATTTTGAGCTATACGAGCTTGAACTACGTCGTATGCACCAGTTTTCAAGTGATCCAACAAATCATTTCTAACTTGTGGATTTTCAACAAACTCTTGAAAGCTTGCATCATCCCATTCATCTGCTAATACTGTACGTAGTTTCTGATCTACACCAGCTACTTTCGCAGCTTCAATCGTATCCTCTAATAGAATAGAAGTATCAGAAGCCGTTGTATCTTTAATATGATACTGTGGTTGTTCATCATCTTCATCTATCAATAACTCATCTGGAGCTATCTCTAAAGACTGTAAATGCGCTTTAATCGCATCAACATTACCATCAAGTATGTTCATCGCTAAGTTGAACTTATCAGGATCTTCTAGCATCCCACGTTCTTTGAGCGGTGCCATAAACTTACGGTACTTCTTGAATCCTGCCATTTTTTCGCTAAAACCACCAGCCATTTGCTGTGCTTGAATGATTTTCTTAGGATCGTTAAACCCTTTAACTTTCTTACCATTAACTACAAATTCTGAAGTTACTTGGTCATAGAACGCCTTATAGTCGACTTCATCAGTATTCTCAGGTTCAGTGCCGTCGCCTTCACCGTCTGTGTCTGTGTCATCTTTAGACTGCTTCTCATCGTCATCTTCACTGTCAGTATCATCAGAGTCATCATCTGTTACAGGTTCACCATCTTCGTCATCATCGGAAGTATCGTCGTCCTCTTCATCTGAGTCATCATCAGCATCTTCGTCGTCGTCGATGTCATCAGAGTCATCTTCAAAACTATCGTCGTCTTCTACTGGAGAGTGTTCTTCCCCGTCGTCATAATCATCATCCGAAGTATCATCATCTTCACCGTCGTCAAGATCTGTCGTATCATCATCAGTATCATCATCACCACTAAGGTCTGTGTCCTCGTCGGCCTCATCTACTACTTCTTCAGGCTCTTCTTCATAAGTACCTGCTAGCATAGCATCAAAAGCATCTAGTTCTTCATCGTGTTGGTTGTTATCTACTGTACCAGCCATTACTCATCTCCTTGCGCTGTAACTTCACGTCTGTACGCTTCTTGCTCTTCAATATTAGCTTCAGCACTCTCAGCTGCTCTACGAACATTACCAGGATACTCTTTCGTCCCAATATACTCTTTAAAGTGTCTAATCGACGCTAATTTATCATGACAAGTGTCCAGTACATCCTTACGGTTACCAGGAGGTGTAGTCAAGATTCCAAACAGACGTTGTGCTTCTTCTTCAACATACCCATCTAAAATAACTAACTTAAAGTCATCATTCTTCAATAGACGTTCAAGTGCTTCACCACGCTTGATCTTTTCTTGTTCAGCTGCAATAGCCAACTCGATTTCTTGTAATTCGGTTTGTAAGTTAGAAGTATCTTCCATTGCTTATGTCCTTGTTAGGGTTAATATGGCTTCAGCTTTTATTTAATGGACTTCAGTAGTTGGTCCATGATCACCTCTATGCCATCATTTGAGGTTGTACTTGACCTAAACCATTAGCCTTAGCTTGCTGTAGTGTAGGATTTGGTGCAAAAATATCTGCTTGAGCTTGTCCAGGAATTGGTCCGCCAGCTTCAGGAGAACCAGGAGCAACAGATCCAAGACCTTGTGCAGCTGCTGCAGTCTGTTCATCAGTAGCTTGACCTACGCCCATAGCTTGTTGTTGTACTTCAGTAGGTATACCCAGTTGTTGTGCAGCCTGTAATAACTGCTGTAACTTAGCTTCTGCTTGTTGTCCAGCTTCAGCTGCACGTGGATCACCAGCTTGAGCTGCTTCTTGCAACATTTGCACATCTTGTACTGTAGCACCTAATTCGCCAAGCACTGCTTGAACTTGGTCCATGCCAGCTTGTTGTTGATCTACGGGTTGTCCTGGATTCATATTTACACCTTTATATGTTTTAGTAATGGCATTATAGCCTAATTTTACTTAAAGCCCAAAACCTAAAGGCTATTGAGCTATATTCCTCGTATTAAGTACCAATAATTGCTTTCTAAGCTCCGCATTTTGCTTTTCTAAATCAAGCTCTCTACGAGTCTTAGCAGCGTACTCTTGGTCTTCCATGCTTTCTTCACGTGCTTGTCCACTGTACTCTTTCATGAACTTATGGTCTAAAATATCAGTCTCAGAGTTAAGTTTTTCAACTTGTGCACCTTTAAGAGCAGCTTCTGCCTCTTTAAGCATCGCTTCTGCAGTTTTCTTACGGACATCAGTCTCGTTCTCACCAGCTCTACTAAGTCTTTCAATAATTCTACTATCAGACTCTTCAACAATTTTCTTAAGACGTTCATTCTCTAATTGAGCATTTTCAATCTGTAACTTCATCAACTGCTCTTGCATTGGGTCAGGCTCAGGTTTAAAGTTCTTAATTGCTTCAGCTAAATCTGGCATCTTCCACAGTGTAGCAATCTTCTCATAGTGCATCGCAGCTAATGATGGATCCATATTGGCAGCATTAGTTTGCATCAGTGTCATCAACTTATCCGCAGTCTCATTGTCCTTCTCAGGAGTAGATACTTCAATCTTCAAATCAAATTCACCAGCTAAGTCATCTCTACGTACAGGTACGAATTCACCATTCGTAATACGTACAACAAACTCCTCATCTAA